AAGGAAATCGCGATGTTTCTTTGATTTCTGAAAATACTCATTACTTTTTTGTACTGCCGATGACGCCCATTCATGCCTGCGTTCCGCTCTTTGCTTAGCCCATTCTTGAACATTAAAGCCGTCAGCTCTAACGATGGAATAATAGTAAAACCCATCTTTTTCGAAGATTAGGTTAAATACTATACTTTCGTTCTCCTTACCATACTTGGTGGTAACTTCAATAGTTTCACCTTTTTCGTGCTTCTCATCACACTTTGCCAAAAATACATTTGGCGCAAATTTGTAATACGTGTTCATTTTTTTAATTAAATTGGTTTGACTTATATGAAAAATGAGAAACCACAGCTACTTAGCCGTGGTTTCATCATTAAATAACTTTGGTTGACTGGGTTGAACCAAATCATCGAATAAACCAGGAACACGAGGTTGTAACGCCTTGTATTCTTCCTGAAAGAATTCTTCTTTGGTTCTCCCATGTTTTTTACCCTTTCGTGTATGTACATCGAAAGTGTAATCTGGAATAGGAATAGGGTAACGCCTGACATCATTTATCCACTTTTCTATATCAATATCCTTTCTATCATAGATGAAGTTTTGCAAATGATCCGCATCACGATTCTTTCTACATTCACAAAGGAGAATAACAGCTTTACTGACAAATATCCTCCCTTTGGGTTCAGTAGCAGTCTTGTTTACCAGCTCATGCCCCTGCCACAATGCTTCTATCTCTTTAGTGATGATTCCATAGCAATCTTCAGCACTAATGGTAAACAGACGCTTCCACACATAGTCGCGGTACCCACTCGCCCAAAGTTCCAATGCAAAAAAGCCGGCTACCCCGGTGTCGGCTCGCCTAATGGCTTTCTGCATTGCAGAACTCACCTCAAAGAAATCATATCCGCAAACTGTTCTTATAATCATAATTCTAATTTAATGGTTTGACTTTTAGTTTATTACATCAGTAAAGTTAGCTAAAAAAGGCGAATATGACAAACAGAATGGACGCCATTTAAACGCCTTTTTTACAGACTATTAGAATTTGAATTTGCATGATATATTATATTGAACGAGCTGCTTTGTTTTGTCTTTCCCATTAGTGGTTGCACTCTTTAGCAAAATACTATCACCAAAATTCTTTTTGATAAAGAGGATAGATTTACGTTCCTCTTCCTGATTCCTTATAGAAGCAAGCCCGCCAGCATTTACAAAAGTGTTCTTTTGCTCAAAATTATACCGCAAATCAGTTAAAACCTTACGTTCTTTGTACTTCATATAACAAGAAATCCAAAAATCTTCCTTCAAACGTATTTCCTCATTCCACCAAGTGTTTTTGTTATAGATTACTCCATAACTGCAACCGGTTATCATTTTCGAAAGAGAAAGAAAAGCGGATTCATCATACATAACCGGCGATATTCGAGCGGTGAAGCCAAACAGATGAACATCCATCATACTGGCCATTTCATATAATGACTGAATGATGTTAGTTATCTTATCTTTATCCTTTATCCGGCTAGGTTCTCCTTTTTCCACATAAATAGGTTTGCAGGCATGGACATCATCATCAAGCATGAAAAGTTCTCCAAAATGCTTTGCCATCCAGTTACGTTTCGGGATGAGGCCCATAACGTCGTCAGGATGAGTAACAATTTCACATTCCGGGTTAAATTGTTGATATAAGTCAGCTTGACTTTCAGCAACGCAAATGATAGGATCGTTCACCAACTTTTTAGCGAACACCCGGTCATGGCGCTTATGACTTGGTATTACTATTTTGCAAGGCATGGCGAACGTCTTTTATGTCGATTACATTACTCTTACTTACTTTCCCGGTCTTGTACGACTTCATGTGCTGCATATCCAGCCTTTCACGAAGCCAATTACTATCTACCTCATTACTTGAGGTGATGATAAACAACTCATGTTTTTCGTCATACTTTGGAATGAGAGGATAAATGGCTGTATCATCCGTGATGGCATCGAAGCGCTCTTTAAATTCATCCTCTTTCTTCTCCGGGGCAAATTCGATACCCCAGTCTTGGAGTTCCGCCTTATTCCACTCGTTTTCCATAACGTCCAAATCATTCTCACCAAAATTGACATTATCTTTAGTGGCATATTCCCTCAACTTCTTAACGGGGGTATCAGATGCCAGGATTTTACAGGGTAGTTCTTTATAACCTAACTCCTTGCAAGCTCGCAAACGTAAATTGCCACAAACAACAATATATCTGCCATCATTGTAGGGAAAAACTATAAGTTCTCGAAGTTCAAGCATCTCTGGCGAATCCTGAATGCTTTTCTTCATCGCTTCAAAGCGGTAATCACGAAAAAAACGTGGATTTTTCGGCAATCCCATGAGCTGCCCCTTATTAAAGTCAAGTAGGCAGACTTGAATAATCTCTGTCATAACTAACTATATTAAAATCAACAACACAAAATCAACAACACAAACAGTCAGTAACAACACCTAATCATTTTTTCTATCATCGAACTCTATCTTATCTTTGATAAGCTGTTCAATGTCCTCACAACCAAATCTTTTTAAATAGGCAACAAGGTAAATTATCATCTCGGCTGCCAATTCTTCATCTTCCGAATATTTAGGAAGATTATCACTCCTATATTTAGAAGCAATATCGAATTTTCTCCAAACGGCTTCAATTCTTATGCTAAACGCTTTTCTTGAGCTATGCTCATTCATCTTAAAGCGCTTCCTCATGATATTCAAGCATCTCTGGGCAAACCTATTCAATGTTATCATATCGATCGGGTTAAATTGTTAGACTAAGAATAATCTCACACTATTTAATAAAGGCGGTGGTCTGTTTTTATACAAATACATATCCATTCTTATTTAGATTAAATAGCTTCCATCAAATCAAATAGCGTCGGTGCATTCACTTCAATTTCAGCTTCATGCAAGTATGAAAGGCTGTCTTTCCAATAGTCATAATTCAACTCGGTAGAGAGCCCTTTACGCCCCAATCTAATAGCACAGTAAGGAACAGTACCGATACCGCCAAATGGGTCGAATACCAAGTCTCCTTTATTTGAATACCGTTCAATCAACCTCTCAACAATATCAAGCTGAAGAGGACAAATATGATTTTGACGTTTTTTCTGTGACTGCTTGGTATTGAGTGTACGCATCCGGGTAACGTCATCCCAAATCCAAGGTTTCTTACTTACAGGATCTACGGCCATAAATGTTTTTGGTAGTTTACCGTAAACTTCTAATTCTTCAGCGAAAGCAACATGTTCTTCATAATTGTATATATGTTCACGCTCATAGTTTCTAAACAAATGGCGTATCTTGTCAATACCGGCAACTTTCATATCTTCATAGCTTAACAAAGTATTACCTGAAGATTTCCAACTTGCATGAGCATCTATTTGCCAGCGGGCTAACGAATATTCATTCTTATTCTTGGTTACTGGCAAATCTGCATAGGCACGTGAAGTATCAGAAGGCAGTTTACGGAAAAGAAGCACATATTCAGGGCAACCAATACCCATCTTAGAACCATCTTTGCACATCTCTGTATAGCCAAGGCGGTAGGTCTGGTTATTCTCCCTTACCACATCGGTATCTACTGTGATACGCCCCATGTAGCGGAATCCGTGTTTCATGTAGTGAAATACCGTCATTTCGGAGAACGGGTCGATGGTGGGCATACCGTCACCTGTGGCATTACCGAACAATACACGGTCTTTCACATGGATGCAAGCCAGCCGCCCAGGCTTCAATATCCGCATCAGTTCTGGTGTGAGGTAGTCCATCTGCTCGAAGAACTTGTCGTTGCTTTCATTATGCCCGAAATCGTTATAGGTCGGCGTATATTCGTAATGATTGGAAAAAGGGATGCTGGTTACAACCAAATCCACCGAGTTGCTTTCCATTTTCTGACACTCCAAAACATTGTCGTTATTGATGGCTTTCCACAGTTTACCGGATTTTTCTTCACGGCTGGCAAACATCCAGCGCATCATCTTCTCCTCTGCCTGCAAACCGAACAGACCGTTCTCACGGACGATATCAGTCATTTTAGAAACCATTTCACGATGCTGCGCCCATTTCTGCATAAAGCTTTTGAATATCTCTCCTTCACTTTCTGCATAGACCAAGTAAAGGTCTACAGGATGTTTTTGCATGAAACGGTAGATACGGGCTATCGCCTGAAACTTGTCATTGAACCGGTAGTCGATGAACATGATAGCCTTATGACAATGGTACTGGAAGTTCAAACCCTCACCAAGCATTTCAGGCTTTGCGGCCAGGTATTTCAATCTCCCGTTTTTGAAGTCCGCTATCACCTTGTCGGCTTCCTCATCATCCTGCGAGCCATAAACAGCTTTGCAACCGGGGATAGCCTTGCAAAGGGCTTCCCGCTCACTCTCAAGGTCATGCCACAAAAGGAAATGCTCGTCCTTGTTTTCAGGACGATTAATAATCTCTACGACACGGGCAATCTTCTCTGCCATATTGTCCCGACGTTCTTTCGCTGCATCAGCAAGTCCGAGAGCAGCCTCACGAAACATCTTCACTTGTCCGTCACGGTCTGTACCGGCAGTGGAATTGTCAACGCTAACCACTTCTTCATGTACCCGCAGTTCCGGCAATTCATAGACCAGCCTGCCGCCCTGGAAGACCGGCACCTGCAATTCCTGGGCGGTGAAATT